GCCATCGCCGACCTCAACCAGCAGATCGCCGCTCTTGGAGTTGAAGCTGGCGAAGCTGCAGCAGCTCCGGGAACTTCGGACTGACCTCGAGGCTGCCCGCGAAGCGCGGCGCGCCCGCCAACCGAAGTGGGAGACCCCCGGGGACCTGGCCAGGTTGGTCAATCCGGCGACGGTGCAGACCCCTGCGCTGGACGTGATCGACCGGGAGATCATGTGGGCGTACAGCACGCCAGGAGCCCGCCTGATCGTGTCCATGCCCCCCCAAGAGGGAAAAAGCGAGCGAGTCACCAAGACCGGCACCCTGTGGGCCCTCACCCGAGACCCCGAACGCCGCATGGGCATCGTCTCCTACTCCCAGTCCCTCGCAGAGACCTTCGGCCGGGAGATCCGCAACTGGATCACCATGTGCGACGGCACCGAAGGCACCTTCGACATCGGCGTCCAAATCGCCCGCGACTACGGCTCCGCGAAACGCTGGCAACTCGCCGGGCACCGCGGCGGCGTCGTCTGCGTCGGCATCGGCTCCGGCCTCACCGGCCGCCCCATCGACGCCCTCGTCGTCGACGACCCGTTCTCCGACAAGGAACAGGCGGACTCCGCCTACTACCGGGAGCGGGTCTGGGGCTGGTGGCAGTCCGTCGGCTCCACCCGTCTCGCCCCCGGCGCCCCCGTGATCGTCATCATGACCCGGTGGCATGAGGACGACTTCGCCGGGCGTCTCCTCGCCGCCGAAGACGGGCACCGCTGGCGGGTCGTCAACATCCCCGCCCTCGCCGATCACGACCCCGCTAAGGGCCAGACCGATCCACTCGCACGCCAGCCGGGCGAGTGGCTCACCTCCGCGCGCGGACGCACCACCGTGGAGTGGGAGCAGATCCGCATCCAGGCCGGCACCAGGGTCTTCACGGCCCTCTACCAGGGGCGGCCGTCGCCGGACTCGGGGAACGTGTGGCAGCGACAGTGGTGGCGCCGATACTCCACTCCCCTGTGGTCGCAGCACCCCACGGTCGCGGACGCGTACACGGTGCCCGAGGTCGACGAGCTGGTCATGTCCTGGGACATGGCGTTCAAGGACACCAAGAGCAGCGACTACGTCGTCGGGCAGGTATGGGCGCGCCGGGGCGCGCAGGTCTACCTCCTCGACCAGGTCCGTAAGCGCCTCACCTTCACCGAGACCCTCACCGCGTTCAAGACCCTCGCCGCGCGGTGGCCGGAAGCCTCGGCGCGGCTGGTGGAGGACAAGGCGAACGGCACCGCCGTCATCGACACGCTCCGGGCGAAGATCCCCGGGATCGTCCCGGTGACCCCCACCGAGTCGAAATATGCGCGCGCGAACGCCGTCAGCCCGTTCATCGAGGCGGGCAACGTGTTCCTGCCCGCCCCGGAGGTCGCCTTGTTCGACCCGGACGAGCTCGTCGATGAGGCCGCGCAGTTTCCCAACGGCGCCCACGACGACGCCGTGGACGCCACCAGCCAGGCCCTCGCCCGGATGCTCCTCGACGGGACCGGGGCGCAGGCGTGGATCGACTGGGTCCGCCGCAAAGCCGAAGCCGCCCAGCAGGACACGCAGCCCCTAGCCCCGCCGACCATGCCCGCCTCCGCGCCTGAGCCCGCGCCGCTCGACCCGGTCGCGGCCCGCCAAGCAGCCCGCAACGCGATGTTCCGCCAGCAGCGATAGCGCGAGAGGGGGCCCCGTGCCTGACCCCCGCCGCGTCGCCGACCGCCTGCCCGTCGCCAAGGTCTTCGGTAACGCCGAACCCCCCGCCATCAAGGCCGGCGAGGCCGCGGCGGGCATGGACTTCGTGCGGCCGTTCTCGCCCGGCGCGCCGATCGGCCCGTACGACGGGTACTCGCGCACCCCGCGCTCGCACGATTTCACTACCGCCTTCAACGTCGCCACGCGCCCGCGCACCCACGAGCGTGTGTCCTTCGAGACCCTCAAGGGCCTCATCGACGCGTACGACGTCGCGCAGACCTGCATCTGGCACCGCATCGACTCCATCCGCGCCCTCGACTGGGCGCTTGTCCCAGCCCGGGGTTTCCGGGGGGATGCGGACGGGGCGATCGCGTTGGGCATGGCCGTGTTGGAGAAGCCCGATCGGCGCACGCCGTTCGCGAACTGGCTCGCGAAGTGGCTGTGGGACGTGCTGGCGTACGACGCCGGGTGCCTGTACCGGCTCCGGAACCGGGCGAACCGGGTCATCGGGCTGCAGCCGGTGGACGGCACGACCATCGCCCCGCTGTTGGACTACTGGGGCAACAGTCCGGAGCCTCCGGCGGAGGCGTACGTGCAGTACGCCAACGGTCTGCCGTGGGTGTGGTTCACCCGCGACGACCTGGTGTACGAGCCGTTCCGGCCGCGCACCAACAGCCCGTATGGGCACGCCCCGCTTGAGAGCATCCTGCTGAACGCGAACTTGGACCTGCGGTTCCAGTCGTACTTCCTGCAGCGGTTCACCGACGGGAACCTGCCGTCGGCTTTCGCGAGCGCGCCGGAGTCGTGGACGCCGCAGCAGATCGAGGCGTTTCAGGAGTTCTGGGACACGATGTTGTACGGGGACCAGGCGGCGAAGCACCAGATCAAGTGGATGCCGCCCGGGTCGCGGATCGAGTGGTCCAACGAGAAGGACTTCACCGACGCGTTCTCGCTGTTCCTGATGCGGAAGACCTGCGCCGCCTACCACGTCGTCCCGCAAGACCTCGGGTTCACCGAGTCCGTGAACCGCTCCAGCGGCGAGACCCAAGCCGACGTGCAGCACCGCGTCGGTGATCTGCCCCTTATCGCCTACGTGCAGGGCGTCCTGACGCACTTCCTGCGCTACGACCTCGGTCTTCCGGTCGAGTTCCGCTTCGACACGGGGCAGGAGAAGGAGGATCGGCTTCAGCTCGCGCAGGCGTGGCAGATCTACATCGAGTCCGGCATGGCCTCCCCCGACGAGGGCCGCGAGCAGCTCCTCGGCCTCCCCGGAGACCCCCGCCGGCCGACGCCGCGGTTCTTCTCCACGACACGTCTGGGGCCGGTGCCGCTGCTGGCGATCGAGGGCGTGTCCGGGCGTACGGACCCGGAGACGTTCGGGCCGGCGGAGGATCAGCCGGTGCTGTATCAGCCGTTCGTTCCGCCGCCTGGGGTTGCTCCGGCGGAGGGGACGACGGACGCTCAGGCGTCGTTGCAGGCGGAGGACGCCTACCAGCAGCAGATGCGGCAGGCGTTGGAGTCCCAGCACGAGGAGCGAGTGGCCGATCGGGAAGCGGCGGTGGCCAAGGACGCGGCGGCGGGCGCTCCGACCGCTGGCGTTACCGCGGCGACCGGCATCACCGGCTACGACCTCATCGGCGACGAGGACGAGGACGACCCGGAGGAGGACCGGGAGGCGCTGGCGAAGGCAGAGGCGGTGGCGTTTCGGCGGTTCGCCAAGGCGCGGCGGCGGGCGGGGCGCTGGCGGGACTTTGAGTTCCGGCACGCCGATCCCCTGCGGGCCCGGCGCCTCAACCAGGCCGGGCGCGCTGCGGTCCGCAAGGATGCCGGGGAGTGCTCCGTCGCCGGCCTCGCCGTCCACGCGGCCGACACCGGCCGGGTGCTCATGCTGCAGCGGGCCCTCGACCCCGAGGACCCGGCCGCCGGTTTCTGGGAGATGCCGGGCGGCCACCTCGAAGACGGTGAGACGCCGCTGAGGGGCGCTTGGAGGGAGTGGGCCGAGGAGACGGGGCTTATCCCGCCACCCGGCGCTGCCACGGGCACGTGGGAGAGCGCCGACGGCGTCTATGAGGGCATCGTCTGGACCGTCGACTCCGAGGACGCGGTCCCTATCAATGGCGACCGGGACCAGATCACCAACCCGGACGACCCGGACGGCGACGCCGTTGAGGCCATCGCCTGGTGGGATCCGGCGCAGCTCGCCGGCAACCCGGCGGTGCGCCCGGAGTTGCTCGCGTCGCTGCCGGATGTGCTCGCTGCTCTTGGCATCGAGTCGGACGACGACGCGGGCGAGCTGGCCAAGGCCGCAGCGGGAAAAGGTGACGCCCCCGACAAGGGGGCGCACTGGCCGGGCTGGGAAGCGGACCTGCAGGCCGCCCACTACTGGGCGGAGGTGCTCGCCGGCGCGCTCGCCGGGACGCTGACACAGCGGCGGGCGGAGCTGCTTGCTGC